ACATGCCTGCTCAACATTAATAGCTAATTGTTGCTCCACTGAAACTCCACGTTGAGGTTTGCGTATCCACAAAACCATACCGTGTATAGACTCCAGTGAAAGCGGAGCATGAGTTCCGTGAGAACGCTGAAAACGTCTACACAGAAAATCAATTTCCTCCCATTCTAAATAATCTTTAGTACAACTACTCTTTCCGGGAGTAGTATAGGTCATACCAAAATTTTCATAAATAAACTTTGACATCTTTGGCATAGTCACGACCCCTAAAAGCTCGGGATGGACAGCGCCAACGTTATCATCGCCATAAAAACCACGTTTAAGGTATTGGTTGATCAATGCTACGTAACTCTGAAAATTCGGAGAACTAAACATTGTCCTAGAAACTTCACATCTATAGAACCAATTACTCATAAGAACATTTGCAAATGAATTCAAAACACCAGTTAACCACTGGCCTGAACCATTAGCCCAATTCATAAAATACACCTCACAAGTTATAATCAAAATTGGACCAACGCTTGCAAAAGTAATACAATAAAGATACCAATTCATTTTTTCATCCGTCCATTGTGCATACCAACGAAATGCCGAAAACAAACCGTAGGCAAACACTTGACGAATACTAGTATCAAAATTAGAAAAATCACCAGCAAAAAACTTCGCATTTGGCATAGATTGTAGTTTCTTACGAAGAAACTCCCATTCATTACCATGAGGATTTATTCCGATGTTAACATCGGATGTCCCTCGATGAGCTTTCATAAAATTTATTATATCACCTATTATCATTATAGTTACAATAAGATGGACAAAACAACCAACATAAAAGAGACGAGTTTTGCCAGCATACACGCGTGGCAAATCTCTAGTCTCATCTTTAAGACAGGCCTCCATTGCTTGCTTAAGTGTATAGCCTTTGTCCATCATCTCGAACACTTTATCGATCGCAGCATCAAGGAGAGGGTGGATCCAGCCAGTAGTCTTATCAAACATCTCCTCACGCTTACGGAACCCATGCACTTTACCCCAATAAGAAACAGAAGCCTGCATATCGGAGGATTGCAACGCCTCCATCTTAGTCAACATCCGGAATTCGCGACGAACATTAGGAAAGAAACCACAAAACGCAGCTTCCGGTTCTTTATCAATGAACTCAACAAACTTGGGATCAACTATCTTAACGGGAGCACATTCAACCTTGGCTACAGCGTTTACTAAGGGTTGTACTAATACAGTCGTTCCATCTTCCTGCTCAACGTGCGTAGGTTTTAGCAACGCTGGAGCTGAAGAAATTGGATAGATAGGCGGGGTCTCAATGTCACCCTGAAAAGGAGAAGGAATAATGTTCGTTTCAGACGGTATAACTGAAGGTCTCTTAAGAGATCCCATCGAAACCAAACGACCATTAAATTTATCCTGTCTACGAGTAGCAGAAAGATTATCAACTACGTGAGGGGGCATAAAAAGTCCCTGCTTCATAACAGGTCCCTGAGGAGTATGATAAGCAACTTCTCTCGGAAGATCATTTTCTGTGAGAATGTTGATAAGTGAATCATCTCCTACCCTTCCTATATGGAAACCAACAACGTACACATTATTAGTAACAGTATCTACAGCAATATACGGAAGGGAACAATGCCCCGCTTCACCTTTTGCTCCAATACAATACATGTAGTCATTTATCATCAATGATTCTTCTTTCCCATCAACTGTTGTCAAATGAGTGAGAGAAGGAAGTTCTCGATCAACTAACTTTGAGCCTCCAGCCAAATAATTCACAACTACTCCGCCTTTAACTTGACGATGAAGCCTGGAAATCTTATAATAACCAGAAGTCATGGCAGACTTAATATTTTCTAAACTCTCAAACCTCTTCTTACACGAGGGAAGTTCGGCAAAAACTTTATGAGAAAAATCCAGATAAACACAGTCCTTATCTTCCGAAGGTATAGTTACCTTAACGTGAGAAGAATGTATTACATCGGTTACACCTTTGTCATTAGAAATTGTTATCTTGTCAAAATCAAAACCAAGCACTATTAAACAATGATGATAAACAAAGGCTCTCCTACCTGAAAAGAAC